AGAGTATCTGCAGACGGATCGAAAAACTCAATATCATCTCCTGCAGACACAAAAACATTAATCTCGATGTCGTTGTTCACTGTTGTGTTGGGAACAGCTAGTTCGTTCATAACATAAACAGATATAACTCCATTATGTTTGTTCAATGTGTCCGGTGAGAGTGTAGTGGTGTCGAACAATGTGGTCGTTCCTGATGGAGTTTCGACATTTAACATGCTCTTACCTTGCCCCCATCCCATGGATACCGTAAAATCACGTTCATTTGCAATATCAATAACGTGTGTGTAACACACGTTGTATTCATTCGATTGTTGATAATACGGATCATAGGTGATTTTAAGTCTCCCCTTATGAAAAGAGGATGCCACGACTTGAAATCTATAATTCATTGTACCACGCCATGCATCAAATGGCAAAGCCGCAAACGCACATGCTGGTAAATGAATCTCCTCACGGGGGGCGAGACCTACAGTATCCCATGTCATGGGATTGATGTAGGAATTCCACAATAGTTGTTCTGTTGTAGCAGTCACTTCCCACGGAAACGTGGTGAGATATGACTCCCTACACGCTATAGATCTTATGGCTAGTTCATCCTTTCCAGCCAGACCCATAACACGTGAATCTATTGTGGTTTCTTGTTTGCAATCCATTGTTAGCTTGACAGATGTATCATGAACATTTGTGTTTGCAATATTACCAACCAAAGTTGGTTTGTATGGTACAATGGATGCAAGCTCCGTTGGTCGTGAATACCCAAAATTCTTGGCAATATCTGCGACAGCAGACATTGCCATTTGAGTTGCACGAGCATAAGGAGCAATTGAAGGTATTCTTTCCATACCTCCAGCTACCTTCGACAAAATCGAGGCAGGCTTTGAAATAGGAGCTTCCCGATACTCATCAATGACACCCATTTGGGGTGATAGAGCACCAGGTTCTCCTGATGTGGGGATTGATAACACTACATCCTCAGCCCAAGCAAACACTGAAACTGTCAGTGGATCTTGAGCGTCATTAGCGTGTTTTAAAGGATTCATTTCGCGAATATTCATTTGTCCCATTTCTCTCCAATCTTGTTGAGGTATACGAAGAGCATTATTATACCATACAAATGGTAAACATAGCTCTCCACCTTGGCTACGCGTTGGATCCACATAAATGTGTGGACGCTGAGAAGCGGCAATGATATCTTGTAGGAAAAATTCCCTATTACGCGTGAGATCATCCAAGTTATGCAAAGGTGTGTAAGATGCAATAGCACGACCATAATGAAATGGTGTTCCATTGATCAATATCTTTATACACAATTTGCATCTCAAGAGATAGAAATTTGAAATCCTATTGATAACACGTGGATTTTCGAAATAATCCTGCCACGGGTTGAACGTTTCAAACAATCCAATAGATTGAGACCAAGTATAGGTCTGGATCTTAATAGGTCGTTTAAAGAAGTTCTCCAATGTGGCATCCCCTGTATCTGCTGTACTGAAAGTAGCATCTGGCTGACTTTCTACCTGGTACGCAAATTGAGATTGG